AGGCGGAAAACTATAGACCGAACCCGTAGGCGGGAACAAATGTGAGGGACCAGCGCCGCAACGGCTGGCGTAACTGACACAGACGAAAGAACAGTGACGGCCCGGAGAGCACGGGCACCAAGGCCAGAAAAACGCCCGAGTGGCGCAATCAGCCGAGGCAAGACGGCCGCCAGAGGCGGCATGAGCCGACAGCGATACCACTGGCACCACAAGACCGGCGACAGCCGGGAATTGAAAACGGAGGAAGCCATGTTGCTCGAAGCCCTGCTTATCATCGCGCTCTGCATCGGCGTCCCGATGCTTGTCGCGCGCTGCATCTCATACGGAGGAAGTGATGAGTCCTGACCGCGTGCGCGAGCTGATCGCGCAACAGCGTGCAATCGAGGCGCGCCGGCTGCCGCATCTTGAAGGAAACCCACGGCTTGGCGATGTCGTGGCGTTTGTCCTGAGCGTCACCGTTCTGGTGTACGCGCTCATCGACACGGTGATCGGGGTGTTCCTGTGAGCGCGCAGCCATTCACAGCCACCAAGTTCAACCGCGAGTACGAAGGCACGCGGCCGATATGCGACGAGGACTGCGCCGAGTTCCTGAGCGGAGCGCGCTTCGACATCCCGTACCCGCCGGCTGCGAAGCACGCCGACGAAGCGACCATGCGCCAGATGCGCGACGCACTGCAGAAGGCGTGGATAATCCTCGACGGCCTGCGCTCGTACCGCGACGACTCCGAGCTGCTGGCGATCCTGCGCAGCGGGCAGATGGAGGATGCTAGGGAGGCTGTCCGGCAGGCCGGGATGATCAGCATCGGGAGCAAGATATGATCAGACACGAGCTTATTGATCCATATGGCAGGTATGGTGGCATGAAGAAAGGTGTCAAACCTGTCGTCGTTACAGAGAGAGACGAGCCTCTGCAGTTGTTCCCTCATTACTCTGACCCTGCGTTCCAGCATCAGCAGACAGTCTTCGGGTTTGCGTCATCTGGACTGTCATACGACTACAGCGACAGGCTGGAGCAATGGTGGGGTCGCGACAAGATGCGGGAGGCTCGCGATAACGCGAACAGGCTCGGCATGGTTCGACACTCTGCAGACTGGCTAACGTCAGTAGTGTCGTATCTCTACGGTGAGTCAAGGATCGTTTTGCATGTTGTCTCCGGGGTAAATTCTGCCAACGGGTATCCGTATTTTGTTGTCGGTCACATGAGACCTGCGATATGAGCGTCGATTTGAGAACTTGCAAGCCTGGAGACAGGCTTATCACAAAGCACGGCACGATCTTGACGTATGTCGGGCCGACAGAGTGTCCGCACCTAATCAAGTACCCAAACGGTGCGTTTGAAACAAGAACTGACAACGGACAGGTGTTCGTGCATGGTCGCCTTCCAGAAGACGAGGACATCGTGGAGATTCTGAAATGAGTGGCCACATGCCGGGCTTCGGCGACCCTGCGACGTGGCCACCGATCGGCAACCACGGCGATCCGCGCAACGACAACGAGCCGAAAAGCGAAGTCGAAGAGGCCATTGAGTTCATCGACCAAGCAAAGCTCTACGTCGATAAGGCCGAGGCTGCCGTGTGCCGTCGCGACTGGCCTGCTTACGACCTGGCGAGGACCAACCTGTACGAACTGGCCGGAGGAATGTGGGAATGAGCGACGACATCGACCGCACGCAGTTCATTGGCGGAAGCGACACGGCGGCGATTCTTGGTGTGTCTCCGTGGAAAAGCGCCTACCAACTGTATCAGGAGAAGATCGGCGCATACGTCGAGGATGTGACGCCGCAGAAGCAGCGCATCTTCGCACGCGGCAAGCGGTGGGAGCCTGTCGTTGTCGAGATGATTGTCGACGAACTGCGTCACCAAGATCACGACGTTGAGGTTATTAGACGAAACAGGCGGTATCAGGACAAAGAATTCCCGTTCCTTGCCGCCGAAATTGACCTTGAGTTGGGGGTCGACGGCGAACAGTGCAACGTCGAAATAAAGACCGTGCACCCGTTCGCCGCGAAGGCATGGGGCGAACCTGGAAGCGACGAAATCCCGATCTACTACGCTGCACAGGCCATGCATGGACTGATGGTCATAAAGCGTCGGCGGTGCATCGTTGCTGCGCTGATCGGCGCCGACGACCTGCGCATCCATGAGATTGTTCGCGACGACGAAACCATCGCCGGAATCCGCGCGAAGGAGCTTGCATTCTGGCAGCGCGTACAGGATCGCAACCCTCCAGACCCGCAGACGGCTGAAGACGTGCGGTGGCTGTATGCGAAGGACGCCGGCGAGGTTGCCGAGGCCGACGACGAACTGCTGCGGCTGGTTGGCGAGTTGCACTACCAGAAGCAGACGGCGAAACACGCAGAAAAAGCGATCGAGCGCGTCTCGACGCAGATCAAACTCGCGATGGGCAACGCCGCGCTGCTGCTGTACGACGGCAGGCCAATCGCAACGTGGAAGAGCAACAAATCAAGTAGGAAAACCGACTGGATGGGAGTTGCCAGCGAGCTTTGCGCTCCGGTCGAAGTGATCGAGCGCCACACGAAAACCGTAGCGGGCAACCGCCCGCTGCTTCTCAAGCTGTAACAAGGAGGAATCATGTCAGCACAAGAACTCAAGTCAATCGCCACAGTGGAAAAGAAGCCGTCTCCCGTCGTTGCGTTTTCCAGCTTCATGGACAAGCTAAAGCCGCAGATGACGCTTGCTCTCCCGAAGCACCTGACCGCCGACCGCATGGCGCGCCTCGCTCTGACCGCTTTCAGTACCAGTGAGGCTCTGCAACGCTGCACGACCAAGAGCATTGCCGCCAGCATCATGACCGCCGGCCAGCTTGGCCTGGAGCCTGGCGTCAACGGCGCCGGCTTTCTCGTCCCCTACGGTACGACCTGCACATTCGTCCCCGGGTGGAAGGGGCTTGTCGACTTGGTGTCCCGCAGTGGTCGCGGAACGGTGTTCACCGGCGTGATCTTCAAGGATCAAGCGTACACGTTCACCGACGGAGCGAAGCGCGACCTCGTTATCCACAACGAGACGGACTTGGACGACCCGGAAGACATCACTCATGCATACGCAATCGGATGGGTGAAAGACGCAACTATGCCCATCATCGAACTGTGGCGCGTCAGCAAGATCAAGAAGCACCGGGACAAGTACAACAAGCAAGGCGTGAAACACTACAGTTTCCGCGATTGGGAGATGTACTGCCGCAAGATTCCGCTTCTGCAAGTCATCAAGTACATGCCGTGCAGCATTGAGGTCGCCAATGCTGTAGCCCTGTCGGAAGCCGCTGACCGTGGGCGAGGCGCGGTGATTGAGGGCGGATTTGTTGTCGAGGAAGAAGCACCTGAAGTGGTCGACAAGCAAACTGGCGAAATCACAAATCCGCAGCTTGACCACAAGCAACCCGTCACCATCCCGCAGCAGACTGCTGTCGATCAGCAGGCGCTTGCTGGTGCTTTGGCCAACGAAGATCAGAAGTGATCGCAGAATACGAGACCAGAGTTATGGCGCTTCTCGTTGGGCCAGTCGGGCAGCCACAGTTTTCCGAAATGGCGACGACTGTCGAGATAGTCGACGAAGCTGCCGGGGAGTTCGTCGAGGTCGGGCAGCGCGGACGAGCGGACATCGGGAAGATCATGATCAACCCGGAAGAGTGGCCGTCGCTGCGTGATGCGATCGACAGGATGATCAAGGAATGCCGGGAGGAGAAGGTGTGAGGGCGCTGTGGGAGTAAAGTGATGACCACAAAGTATCCACAGTACAAGATGGTCGAGATGCTCGACACAAGCCCAGAATCTTTGGGGTCACAGAACCTTCGTGTCTTCTATCAAGTTCAGATTCGCCGATGGGAGACGGGTCTGATAAGGGACCACGACGGTACAGGGCCTCTGTACTACAACACTACTGATGGCGTTCCTATGCTCGTTGGTTGGCCGGGGCAGTGGATGGCCTGCACGGATTCAAACGGCCCGCTCATTTATGCGACACAAGACGAAGCACTGGACAAGGTTGAGGAGTTGAGGAAGATTTACAACGACTCCGCGAACTAGTGGAGCGGCGAGAGAGCTTGAGGCGCGGGCATCCGCGGTACAAGGCGGCGGATGTGATTCGGTGGGCAGAAAGCTGGACAACGAAACAAGGGTCATGAAATGACACCAAGGACGAAAACATCAACGCTCGTGTCTGCAATGCGCGAGCTTGCTCGCACGGTGCAATGTGACGACGGAGTGGCGAACGCGGCAATTGCTGAAGCTGCGGAAAGGCTGGCAGAACTAGACGGCGAGCGCACCGTCCTGCGTGGCCTGCTGGCTGAATGCGCATCCGTCATCAGCACGATAGAAGTCGACAACAGTGACGAGTGCGATTTGATTGCTGATCTGCTTGGAAGGGTGAACGCTGCTTATGAGCAGACACGTGCAGGAATCGGAACGATGGCGGACTTGATTCAGTACGCATGCCATTGCGACTCAGAGTACGGATACGAACCAGACACGTGCGTACTTGACGAAGGTCGCCATCAAAACTGCATTCATGCGATGAAACTTGTCTCAGAGGGAAAAAAGCGCGATGACTGCAAATATTGGCTTCCGATAAACATTGTTCGCTGAAGTACACAGCAATGCCGATTGAGCGCGAACAACTGCGGTACGCGCCGCCTGCGCTACGCACGCAACACTATTATTGGCGAAGAATGAGCTTTGTGATCAACACCGGAGACTTTCGTGTAGTGCTGGCTCCACCAATTGCAAAAGAGGTGGCCAAACTAGAGGGGTCGACATCTGTTGTCGGTAGAGGCCAGAAAGATGTCGTGAGGTTTCTTGACGCTGGAATGCCGTGGTGGAGAGAAACGGTCCTTCTGGTTGAGGAACTCTTCGACCGCGAGAATGATATGTGGCGCGAGATCACGTTTCAGTACCGAAAGGACAAGTGCCAGGCGCATAGCCTGCGGCACATTCCGTCCGAGACACTGGCCGCCGCCAAGCCAGACAACCAGCCGCTGCCGGTCGAGTCGCTCGCAGACGCCATGCAGGACTCCGTGCACATGGAGTGCGACGGGGTGCGAGCAGCGGTGTCGTTCAAGCCTGACACCGACCTAGACCTCGACGACGTAGCCGCCACCAGCCAGAAAGCGAAGGCGGAATTGGAGGAGCTTCGAGCGGACGCAGAACGTTGGCGCTGGTTAGTGCGACATGCCAGCCTTGGTTTTGACGGGGCGCCATCATGGAAAGCGGTCATTCGGCTTCCGGTGTTCGACAGCGATGACCAGACCATCACTGCGCTCGTGGATCGCGCTCTGGCGTCTGTTGGCGATTGACGAGGCGATGAAAGGCGGGGAATGACTGAACTGGAGGAACTTCGAGAGCAAGTCAAGCGACTTGAACAAGAACTGGAGCACTTTAGGTCTCAGCATACACACGACTGCATTCGTTGCCGTCATCAATACACTCCGAAGGAAGGGGAGTCAGAGGATTGCCCCGTTTGCAGCTGTGATGGATATGGAGATTGAACATGGATGAATGGAACAACGCGATTTTTGGAAGGCAGTGCCTTAACGAATGCTGCGATGGCCCGGAATGGTGGGGGTTGTTTGATGAGACTCCATCAAGGCACCTGGAATGCCCGACGTGCGGGTACCCATGCACGATGGAAGCTGTTCCCGAAATCGCCGTGACGCCGGAAGCGATTTGCGAGGCGGTCTTTGTCACTGAGCTTGTTGGCGTGCGGCCTGTGGCTGATAAATGAGCACCTGTTTCGTCGCCGGAATCGTGAAGGGACTGATAGAAGCGGATGATCGTTACAGGCACTTCGGAAGCACAGCCGCACGCAAGTGCGGTGCCTAACACTGAATTGAGGCGCGCGACTGATGACTGATGCAAAGAGCGAAGGTGCTGGCGGAGCGTCCTCCTCGAATGCCGGGTTAGCCGCCTGCCCGTATTGTGGCAGTTCTGCCGTGTACTACCCACAAAACGATGGGCAGGCCAACGCAATTTACTGCACGAATTGCCCGCTGGGAGTTGAGGACAACAGGCTTAATTTTGAGACCCTGGCGATGGTGTGGAACAACCTTCCGAGGGCGGCTAACGGCTGAGGTAACCGGCTGCCGCAGGAAGTCCGGTTGACCTGGTGTTAGGCGTCTTGCACAACTGACGGAGAGCAAAGAATGAGCGACTACAAGAAGATTCCGACAAGCGCGGAAGTATGGGCAGTGATCCATGCGCGCCACCATGGCGATCTGATTGCTGATCTGCTTGGAAGGGTGAACGCGGCTTATGAGCAGACACGTGCAGGAATCGGAACGATGGTGGACTTGATTCAGTACGCATGCCATTGCGACTTAGAGTACGGATACGAACCAGACACGTGCGTACTTGACGAAGGTCGCCATCAAAACTGCATTCACGCGATGAAACTTGTCTCAGAGGGAAAAAAGCGCGATGACTGCAAATATTGGCTTCCAATAAGCATTGTTCGCTGAAATCTCGTGGATCGCGCTCTGGCGTGTGTTGGGGTTTGAGGCGCCTGGTTAGGTGGCCTGCGCCGGCTACAGCGAAAGACGGTGACGGCAACGACGTAGTTACGTGCCGCGAAAACTGCCAGCACCTGTCAGCGTTGAGCGCGCACCCGAAGGGTGTCCGCTCGAACCGCTGGGTTAGGCTGGTGGATAAACGAAAGGACTGGTGATGGGCAACGACATTGAAGATCAACCCGCATTCCCATGTTTGGATGATCCAGGCAGTGGTCTTACTCTGCGATACACTGGCATGGGGTTGCGCGACTACTTCGCGGCACAAGCTCTGATCGGCGTGCTTTCCATGGTCGCCCATGGCGCGCATAGCGAAGCCAGCAGCGCAGACGGATGTGCTGTCGAGGCGTACAAGTTGGCCGATGCCATGATGCGGGCGCGACGTGTTTAAGCCTAACGTTCGAGCTAACTTGCCCGCCACGCGGGCGCCACATGAGGAACGATGAACACGACCACCCATGAAACTTCGCATTCACCTTTGCCCGCATTGCGGCAAGATGCGCCGCGACGAGAGCCCGCATGTCTACGTTTGGTGGGTTGTCCGCGGGGTCGGCATCATGTGTTGGCGTTGCTTTCGCTCGGAATCAAAGGAGCGCAATGCAGAAATCAGCGGCGCCGGCAGGCGTCCGGTTGAATGAGCTGTTGGGCGACGGTGTAACTACAGGATAGAACCATGAAAATTGAAATGACAAAGATTTGGCTGGAAGAATTTGAAGGAGAACAAGCGTTACGCGCTGACTTCAGTAACGACAGGCACTACAGAGTGGCTATCCAGTTCCCTGGGCTGGCAGACCAAGTAGCCAAAGCACTACTCTCACTGGCAAGCCTGATCGGACGCGATCCGCTTCTGGTGCCCAACGTCTGACATAACCGGCGCAAGCGGCCTCATCGCTTGCGTCCGGGTTGATGGATGGGTTGGGGATAACTTTACGAAAGGACAGGCATGGAACAGCACATGGAACAAGCAAGGATGCTCGCGGCGCAATGCTGGCGCGACGAAGAAACGAGCGGCAAAGAGATGGACGCCACGCTTGCGGAGGCAGTAGCGCGGAGGATCGCGGTATGGATGGAAACGGCGGCGCAGATGGCGCGAAACGCTGACTTTTACCGTGGGCTGTTGGACGAATGCGCGAAGCACTTGGGCGAAGCTGCATACACCGCCGACGATGGCACGGTGATGGATGAACCGCTGCTGTTGAATGTGCCGGAGTTGGTTGCCGCCCTCGTGATCCCCAACGCTTGAAATAACAGGCGTGCCGGCTTTATCGGCACGTCCAGCGGAGTGAAACGGAGCGGTGTTGATTGATGGGTTGGGCCTCGACGCCCGGAAAGGACGAGAACAATGTCAACGATGACGGTAGCAAAGCTGCACAAACTGCTTGGCACGCTGGTTGAGGAAGGCCAAGGCCGACGCCCGGTGTGCGTGAACAAGGATAGCTTTTACCACCCGCTCGAAAGTGACGGCGTGGCGATCTTGGACGTGACCGAAGCCAAGGTCGATACGATCACGATGGCCGATGACGACGGCTGGACGGCCACCAATAAAGACGGCAGCGAGAAAACGCGCAAGGTATTTGTGATTGGCGGCGGACATGTGCGCGACTAAGAGGCCCAACCAGTTGTAGACGTCCTGCTTGACGCGACGCTATGAGTCAGGCGATAAGCGCCAACACGACGCACGCAGCAACCGCCAGCAGCGTAGCCACAGCAGCCCACAGGCGCACAAACCGGGCCAGGGCGACATCACGCCTTAGCCGGTCGAGACAAGCGGCGCAGCGAGCGTCCCTGGCCTGCTGCTTGGTTTCGACAGCGCCTATGCGCCGGGCGGTGTCTTCGTCCACCTTGTCTAGCCGCAGATCAACAGCCGGATGTCTCGTTGCAGATACTCGGCGTAGGCGTCAGGCTCGCCATCGGTCCTGGCCTCCTGAATGACGGCTTCCAGGTAGTTGTCACAGCGTTCAAGCAGCTTGCGCAGCAGCGCGATTTCAGCCTGAGCAGCAATGGCGGTCGCCTCGGCGTTGATCCGCGCTTGCGGTTCATCTGCCAGCCGGGAGCGCTGGCGAGTCATCGTGATCATCGCGCCGCCTGCGTGCCGGCGTTGCCAATACTCGAGTCCACCACCCAATCTGCAACATCCGTGCTGCGTCTCCGTGTGACCTTCGGCGGCTCCGGCTTTCCGGCGACGTGCGATTCATGGGCATCACGGATCGTTTCGAGTTCGACAGCGAGCTTCTTGACTGCCGTGTAGAGCTGCTTCTGGACCTCTCGTAATCTGGAAATCGTTTCGATCTGGATCATGATCTGGATGGCCCACAGGATACCAAGCACGGCGAACGTGCCGAACGATACCTCGATTATCATCGCTTCTTCCCCCTCTCAAGATCGTCCAGCCTTCTGTCCAGAGCGTCGATGTGACGCTGCAGGCGTTCTTCCAGTCGCTGCGCATCGACTCCACGGAAACGGTCGCTCGTTGCGTTGGCCTTCTCTGTCTTGATTGCTGCAAGTTCCTCAAGAAGGAACTGCTGACGCTCTGCCATCACCTTGAGTTCAACCTGCGCCGCCCTGGTCTCGTACTTTGCGCGAAGCTCGGTCAAAGTCTGTTGCATCGAAAAAAGCGACGTTGCTGCGGCGATCAGCCCGGCAGTCAGGCCGCCGGTCAGGATGGACGACCACTTGATTTGCCCTTCTTCGTCCTTGATGATGGACATTGCGGCGACGCATAAGACAGTCGGTGATTCCGCCAGCGCCCTTGCTTTCTGGAGAACCTGCAGCCAGGTATCATGCATCAAGTCCATTTATAGCTCACAGTCCAGATAAACCGTATGTATTCCGTTGTCGCCAGCACCATTGACCTTGATCACCAGCGCGTCCGCCGTCGTTCCGGTCGTCGTGAAAGCAGCAGCGTCGCCAAGTGTCACAGTCGGGACGTCGCGCATGTGGATGGGAACGCTGATTTCCGCCGTCGTCAGGTACAGGTCCATCTGCTGATAGTACCTGTTGCACTCTTGCCGTGTGATCGCCCGCGACTTCGAGCAGACCATCACCCCGTCGCCGCTTGAAGGATTCCCTCTGTCAGTCACGATGAAGCTGTAGACAAAAACCTCGTCGTCCGTTGCTGAGGCCGTACTGTCAAATATCACTTCGATTTCAAATGCAATCTGATTGGTCGGCTCGTCAAATGTAAAATTGTAGCCTCCATTAACTGTCCCAGATGTAAGTAGGATTTTGTTGCTCCAAGTGTCTGCAATATAACTGTCCAGACTTTCATCGATCCCGGTGTTCATGTACACATAGAACGTAACCGACGTCACGTTCGCCAAGGTCTGCAGGCCGAAATTCACCCACAGTGTTTTGTCTTTGTTTGTGAATTTCTTGCTGTCTTCTGTGTCAAGAATCTGAATCAGACGAACAGCGCCGGTATTGCTGCCAGCGGTACGTTTGATAATGATCTTGTCGCTATCGTGGTCAATGTCAATAAGCGTCTTGAAGTCTGATGTTGGCGCCACGCCGTACCACCTTCTAGCGTGTTGGCTGTACGGCGCCCCAGTGGCAAACACTAGATCATCCTGCACAGCGTACTCTCGCTCTTGAAAGTAGCTGTTGTGGACAATGTTGTTGCCGGGCGAAACCAGATCGGTCGTCGGGACAGGCGCCCAGTCGAAGTCATAATCCGTCGCGCTGAGCTTCGTCAGGACATAGTTTTGCGCGCCTCCAGCCGGCAACACGCTGACGATCATGGCCCTTACCATCTTCCAGAACAGGTACATCCAATCGTCGAACTTGGCGTCTGTTTTTGGCGGTGGCGGGGAAACTACGACGCCCATCAGCGGGGCGCCGCAATCAGATCAGACAGGCGGCGCCCGGTTGTTTCCTTGTCCTCGTTGAGTCGCGCAAGCTCTGCAATAGTCAGCGGCGCAGCGGTTGCCGCTTTGTCGCGGAAAGCACTGGCAGCACGCATGCCGAGCGTCGGCCCGTAATCGCGCAACAGCGATCGCTGCATCGGTTTGGATAGCAATGCTTCGCGCATGATGTAAGGCACTGCAAGCGATGCGCCGCCGGCCGCTGCAGCGCCAAGCGGTCCAAGCGCAGCTCCGGCCATCGTTGCGATCCCGGCGCCGCCGTAATAGCCGAGCTTCGATACGCCAGGCCCGGCAATTTGCGCGGCAGGCTGCGCAGCTCGCGGGAAGTTGTTGGCGAAATCTCCGATTACTTTGAGTTCGCCAGACAGCGGCTTCCCTGCCTGCGCCCGGGCTGCAAGCTTCTTCGCGTTGATCGAACCTCCGCCCTCGACAATCGCATCCTCGACCGTATGCGCCTTCGCCATCAATGTCCGAGCGTCGCGAAATCCTTTCAGCATCTCCTGCCCGGACAGATAGACGACCTGGCCATTCGGCCGCGTGACTGCGTGCAACGGTTGCGCGCCGCCGACACTGGAAGAAAGGTGCCGCTCGATCTGATCCTCGATTGCCTTCGCAATCTCGCGGCTCGCCTTGCCAAGCCCCGTTTCACCTTTGCGAAATGCGTCTGTCGCCTTATCGCGCAGGTATTGCGTAGCCTGCAGAGCGTCTCCGGCGTCAAACTTCGGCACGGCAAACAGTTGCGCAATCTGTGACACTTCGTCGGAGATGGCGCCAGGAAACGACCGTGCTGCACCCTGATAGCGGTTCGCAATCGACGAAATGCGCGCCTGGAACGCCCGATCAGTCGGCACCGTGCCAACGGTAGCCACTGGCTCATATCCGGCCTGGTAGGCCGCTTTGCGCACGTCCTGCGCTGCTTCTTTCGTCAACGGCGCATCGTCCGCAAGCCCGATTGACCGGCGTGCCATTGCATCGAAGATCGGCGCGTTCCGGTTTGCCTGTTCCTGCGCCGATGCAATCTTCCCTGCGACAGACTCCAATGCCGTATTGGCAATGGTCGGATTGACCGACGACGGAGTGACGCCGAGACCTTCCGCCATTGCCGCTCGCAGGGTGTCGTCGATCGGTTTGTTCTTCGACTGCAGCGCCGCCTGTTCAGCGGTGCGCCGAGCGACATACTGGCTCGCCTTGTTCGCCAAAGCCTGCCCTACGACGCCTGCGCCAGCCCCAAGAGCGGCGTTTCCAAGTTTGCCAGTGATGATGTTGCCGGCCGTCTGTTCGCCCGCTACAGGTGCAAGCGCACCAAGCCCTGCGCCAACTGCGGCGGCGGTCTTATATGCTGTTCCTGCCCTGGCCAACGGGACCGCGGTCAGCGCTACGTTGCCGGCGATCGCCCCGACCGGAGCCTCTTGCTCGATGATGCGGTTTTCGTCAATTCGCCGCTGGTTTCCTTGACCGACAAACTGCTTCGCACCTTCCCATGCGTTCGATAGCGCGGTACCGGCGCCGGCTATGTTGCGCTTCGCCCATCCAGCATCACGCAGTTCCGTGCGCAAGGTATCAGGGTACGCTTCCGCGCCAATCTTGACCGGCTCAGTGATCGGCGGTGGGCGAGGTTGAACATCCTGCATCGCAACAGGCGCCGACGTTGATCCTGCGAGATACGAGACGATTTCGTCGTCAGTGTGCCCTGCTGCCCGGGCCTTGGCAGAGTCGAAGCCTTCCGACCTCGAAAGGTAATCGGCAATCTCCTGCTTCGAGTGCCCGGCTGCCATAGCCTTTTCAACGTCGAACGGCATGTTCTACCTCGTGCGGAATGCGTCGAGAGGATGCGCGCCTGCTGGCTGCGACGGTGCAGCTGCAGGTTGCTGCGGTGACGACAGGCCGAAGAACTCATCCGGTGACGCCCGTCTGGAATTTTCCACCAAGGCGCCGTTCTTCTGTGGCACGAAGCGCGGATTGGCGTCGAGGTACCTCTGCCAGGCCGCATCGGCGCCAGACAGGTTGCGGTTCTGTTCCAGCCACGTTTGCCGGAAGATGGCGCGCTCGCGCGCGTTCTGCGCCGCCCCGATCATGATCTGCGTGATGTTGTCGTTCGTCTGGCGATCGTTCATCAGCGACGGCCCTGCGCCCTTCATGTACTCGCGTTCGGTGTTCGAGATAGCGCCCTGTCCAGGCTTGAAGTTGTTCAGCGTCAGGAAGTTCTGAATCTGCGTCAACTCCTGCCGCTCAGGACTTCCGATTGCTGGCAACATGCCCATGATCCGGCCCGTCTCGACGTTCTGGTTCAACTCACGCCAGCGCTTCGCAGCCTGTTCGATTGCCGATGCCTGCTCGATTTCCTTCTCATCTCGCGCGAGCTGAGTCAGTCCGAATTTGTATGCGGCAATTTCTCGCTGGCTTTCCTTCGGCGCCTGCTGCATTTCGCGGACCGTCTTCTCCGTCGCTGCTCGCTTCTGATCGATGGTCGCTTGCTTGTCGGAAATAGCCAGTTGCCGATCCTGCGCCGCATTCGTTGCCGCTTTGGAAGCCGCTCCATCGACGCCGTAATCGACACGCCGGCCATCAATCATCGCCGCCAGTGGCTGCCCCTTGATCGCATACCCTTTGCCCTGGCCGAAGATTTCGATCGGCCGGCTGTAGTCCAGTTGCGCTTCTGCCTGCTGCCCGGGTTGGCCGGCGAAGTTGTAGGTTGCACCGGTGCGGTTGTTGCGCAGCATGCCGCTGCCGGAAGCGACAGGAACGCGCGGGTCGTCTATCGGGTTCGCCATCGGCTGCGGTGCCGTGCGCTCCGGTGGAAGGTTGCGGATCTGGTTCAGGTCTCGAAGTTTCGGCTGTGGCTGTGGTTGCGCTTGCGGTTGCGGAGACATTTCTCCGGACATTTGCGGCGACATCTCAGGCGCCAATCCACGAATTGCACCCTGCGACACGCGCGCAGGATCGTAGCCCATCTGCAGCAGCTCCACATCGGACAAACCAGATCCCGGCTTATCCTGCGCAGGCAGCCCGCCGATCTGTCCCTGCGCCATCCGACGCGGGTCGTAACCCATCTGCAGCAATTCGGCAATCGTTGCCATGTCAAATCGTCCTTACCATGTCGAAGTACGCGACCTCTCGCCCGGGTTGATCCGTCCGGTTGCGGTAGCGTTCTGCGCGGCCAGGCGCCGCGAGGCCAAAGCCGCCTCATCGTAGCCAACCAAAGCCCTCAGCGCAGTATTTGCCGTGTCCGACCGCCCTTGCTGCTGCAGCCCGAGTTCCTGATTCGCAGACCCCATCAGCCCGAGGTTGTATTGGTTGCGCTGCCCGGTAGCCGAGTTCAGTCGCTCGAACTCTCGCCCGTATTCATCCGACGCCATGCCCTGCCCGTAGCGCGCAAGTTCTGCCAGAGTATTGCCGGAATTCAGCATTCCACGAGCCGCCGCCGATCGCTCGACGGCCTGCTGACCCTGGTTGAAGCGGAACTTGTAGGCGTTGGTGTTCTCGATGGAATCCGGATTATTGATCAGCGCCGCAAGGCGTTGCTCATACGGGTTCGAGTATTGCACGGAACTGGCGCCGCCTTGCTGTTGCCCGGCAGGCTGCAGCATGGCCTGAATCTGCTGCAGGTAGTTTTGCCCGCCGCTTGGAATAACCTCCCGGCTAAGTTCGCTGGCTTGCTGCTGCTCGCTCAGGTTCGCAGCCAGCATTCCAGCAGGCAGAGTCTGCGAGACGCCGTTATAGAACCGCGACCAGTTGCCGTTCCCGTTGTCTCGCCACCCTTGCGCTTGTGCCAGTTGCTCGAACTGCGGGAATGCCTGCCTGGCCCTGTATGCTGCAATTTCCTGTTCCATCGTTGCCATTTGCAAACCTCATTCGATCTCGAACGCTGACACCTGCACGGGAAGCGATCCGACGTGAATCAACTCGAATGCCCGCCTTCTGAATTTACCACATCTGCGCAGCCTTGCCTGTGCCGCCGACAAATCAACCGGGCGCCCTTTGCTGTAGGTCTGATAATCATCGTCAGACCAGCGAATCATGGCAGAGCTTCCTTGTTTCATGCCGACAACCCGCAGTTGTCCAATCGTTTTCCAGTCCTCGTTACCGTCGTCGAACTTCGGCGTCCTGATCTTCAGCTTGATCGGTGCGCCATCGTCATCAGACGACGTATCGCTGATCTCGCAAAGTTCTCCGGTGTCCTCGTGAAGAACAAGATCGCGGCCAGCGGCATTGACGTAGCGCGAATACTTAAAGTACGTCTCGTCATACCCTGCGGCCGTGATTGTGCCTGTTGCCGGCGACACCGTTGAAGAAGGGACAGGAAAAGAATAGCTGTTCGCGTTGATCCACGTGATCTGCTGGATTCCGTTGTATGCCGACTGAGCCGCTCCAGCAATCAATACCGGATCGCAGTCTGAATACCCGTGCGCCGTTTGCGTGACGGTCGCGACGCCTGCCGATTGCGTGATCGTGCAGAATGCCGGAGTCTGCAGCGTCAGGCTTGTCCATTCTGCCCATGTGCCGTTTGTGGCGTCATAGACGATCGTGATCCCGAGTGTTCGCAGGCCGAGCACATAGAACGAATGGCCAGCGATCCGGACACCGTAGGCATAGACATCCGATACGCCATCTGCAGCCAGGATTCGATCAACATCCGGAGAGCTGACCTTCTCCTGCTGCAGTTCGCGCATGCGATAGACTCCCGGGCCTTGCTGGCGAGCCTTCGACACCCACAATACGGTCTCGTCCAGATACGCGACAGAATCCCCGTTGGCGCATCCGGTCAGCGTGAAAGCGCTCAGGACCGGCGACAGTGGCGAACCGGTTGCATTGCCGACGTTGTAGAAAAACTCGGTGCTCCATTCCTTGAACGCAACGACGTAGTTCTGAGACTTCGCAAGCGCGACGCCCTGCCCTGGCTCGATTGCCGCCGTGATGAAGTCCAATGCACCCCACGTCAGCGGGTCGTTCAGTCCGCTGTTGTAGACGACAGCGTTCTCGTCCATCACGAAGAAGTACCCGTCGAGATAGACGATTCCCGGTACCGTCGTCCGACCGCCAGTTATCGTAATCGTCCCGGTCGCTGGAGTCGCCGGAGTTCCGGTAACTTGATAGGTGAAATGCGTAGAGTCGGTGACGGTTATGGCAACCGTGCCGTTGTACTCAGTTTGCGCTGCCCCAGCCACCGTAACGCTGTTTCCAGTCTGCCAGTTCGTCGCTGACGGCATCGTAACGGTTGCCGTTGATCCGGTTCTGGTAATGCTTGTCGGCGTGTGCTGACTCCACCCAGGATAATCAGCGTCCGATACCTTGGTTAGCACATTACCCTCCAATGAGAAAGCGTCATAGGCCGATTTGAAGAATACCCCATACAGGGATTGCTCGGCGACAAACTGCATCATGTCGAACGGCTGTCCTGCTACCGTGACTGAAAGCGCGTATGTCGGCATTTTCTACAGCGCCCCGTAGTAATACAGGCGCTTGCTTGCTCCTGTTGCAGGAGATGCCCCAGGGGTTCCTGAAAGAGTGAAAAACCACTCAGCAGCAGTAAGCCACGGGTAAGTCGGATCCAGCATTGTTTTAGCATAGAACGATCCGTTGTACTCTGGCTGATCACACCCAGTAACCTCAATGTGATTATATGAGCCGATCAAAGACGCCGAAACGATCTTGGCTGACGTTCCGGTAGATGTCAGGGTGAAAGATGTTGTGCTGCGGCGTTTCCTGACCTGCCCAACATAGTCGTCATACGTGAAAGGAGAAGTCCAATCAACTCCAGACGGCCACCCCCCAGGATATGGGGTTGAAAGATACGCATTCTTTCCGTTGACGCTCATTCCGATGTTCCCAGCAGGAGCAAATCCGGCCGGGTACGTATGGGTTGGAAATGAGTTGAACGTAAACGTTGAGGATACGACATCGGGGCTGTATGTGTCGTCGCCATCCAGAACGGCGACTCCAGCCAGGTTTGCCCCGACAACCTTTTCTACCCACACTTTAGCCGCAGCATCCGCAGACGCAGCCTCATCTCCCACCATGTAGTTAGGAGACTCAGGACTTGTTGCCATAGCCCCACCGCCAGCACTAGCGTACCAGAAACCTCTCCATCTATCGGTTCCAGCAGGAGACGCTGACCAATATGGATCGCCCGGGCCTGGAGAAGTCGAAGGATTATCAACCATCGCGTAGTACCCGCCAACCAGATCGCCAATATAGACAGGCGGCGGCATCGGGACGTAATCAAACACGTCTAGCGTATCGTCATAAACAGTGATCAGAAATCCCTGCATGCCGAGCGCGCCCTGATGGTTCGCGTAGTTGTAATTGGTCGTCGCAACGCCAGGCCGCTTCACAACGTCGCCAGCCTCGATCACTCCATTGAACGCACGTGCATCTGCCGTCACATCGGACGCCCGGGCAATGAGCAGTGGCGCGGCAGGAATCCTCATGTAACTACCCACGCTTCTTTCGCGGACTTGATCATTACCGATCCGCCGATGGCGCTTCCAAGGTCGTAGCCAGCGCGCGCTGCGGAGAACTCGAGCCCAGCATACAGCGGAGACAGAGAGTCAGGAGCTGGCACGGAGAACGGATTGACCGCTGCTGTGTAGAGGTCGTCATCATCGACGACGAAAACGGCATCCTTGACGCCAATCGCCATTTGACTCGCTGCTGCAGCAACGACGCCAATCGACGATCCGCCTGGCCGCTTGATGACGCCGAACGACTCGCCGGTCGCCTCGTTGATCCCGTTGATCAGACGGGAATCGACGGTGACACTTCCCTTTCTGGTCTTCAGGTCGCCACCGGCAGGCATGCGCATAATCAGTACCCGGCCAGGAAGGCCGACAGTCCGTTGCCTGCGTATTGCGTCAGAGCGGGGTCAAACACCGACACGGGTTGCTGCCTGTTGATCCCCTTGATGTCTGCCAGCGTGTCGGCAGCGATTCGCCGGATGTCGTCGGACACCGACACCTTGAACTCAGGCCCGAGTTCAACGGCAAGCTGATACCTGAGCCATTTCCCGTAGCCTGGCGGATACGCGATTGATGCCGCTGTCGTCGCCAGCGCCGAGAACTGAGAATTGACGCTCAACGTGATCGGCGTAATGGCGGACGGTACAGGCCACACCTTGATGATGCCGAGCGGATACGCTGCCTCGTAGTAGATCGCGCGCGGCGTGTCTTCGGAGTAGGTTTTCTGCAGCACGTCAGCCCATTGCTGCGTGTTTGCCAGCATGATCGGATACGTGATGCCGTTGTCAATTGAGTAGGCGTACTCAATGCCGACCGGCCGAGTCGCCGTGATGTCTGCGGCAGCCGGGCCGATCGTGTAAGCCTGCTTTGCCGCTACTGTATTGAACGTGACATCGTAATTCGTGAAAATCGACAAATGGTCCGTGTTGCAGGAGTCCAGCATATCGTTTAGCACCTGCAAGGCATCCGTCTGCTCATCTGCCGTCGGCGACTCGCCAGAAGCCACAGCGCCAAGCAGGCGCATTGAGTTTGTGATGAGCTGCAGCGCAGTAATGGCCATGTCAGCCCGCGCTCATCGGCGGCTCGTAGCCGCTGCCGACGATGAAGATTTGATCCCACTCGGCTACGCTCTGCGGCTCTGTCTTCACTCCTTTGATGCTAGGGTCGAGGCGAAGCTGCCGCGCAGAACGCTACCGCAACCGGACGGATCAACCCAG